GGTGTATTCCAACCCCATGTTCCATAATAATTTTGAGGATTAAAATAAAAAGCTCCATCTGGACCTTGATAAAAAGCACCGGAATCGGTATCGGTTATTTGTTGAATCAAACCAATAGCCGACGAATCGGTTACTGGTGTGTCGTAATAAAATGGTTCGACTTGGCAAGTACCATTAGCGTTTCCATAAACGTATGGAATGTATGTTTTGTAGCTTGTCGCTATGTTAAGCAAACTGACTGTATTGCCAAATGAATTAGTCCAAGTAGGTAAAACTACCGTTGGCACACCGCTAACAATTTGTATGCTTCCGTAACCTGCAATACAAAGTATTTCAGCAATTCTGTCACCTGAATAACATGAATAAGTCGTAATTGGTTGTCCTTGTTGCAGTATTTGTCCAGCTTTATAGCGTTTTTGAACTTCTGTACTAAGTGTTGAAATGTTTGCGTTTGTACTTAAAATAACTTCGTCAATCAGTGAAGAAAAAGTATTTGATGTGTACGTATAGTTATTGTGACCAATAGTAAAACTGTTTGTGCTTCCCGTGTAAAAAGTAAATAAACCAAACGATTGCAGTCCAGCTCCACCGCTAGCAAAAACGCCATCAACGTATAATTCCAAATAACCGTTAGGCAAAGAAACTAAACCAATGTGGTGCCAATAACCGTCATTAACGTATTGATTTGGCACTTGTGCGGTACCCAAAGGCGTTGCACCATTTTTCACCAAAACAGAAACCTCACCAGTTGTTGCAACAAAAGCCGTAAGAGTGTAAATCGAAGGAGTGCCGGATACGGCTACGTCTTGTGTGAAAATTGTTTGACCAGAAATACCATTACCTAAAATCCAAAAATCAACACCTGACCAACCACTAGGCAAGGTTGAAATGTAAAACTCACCACCACTGGTTGTTGAGGCACCAGTAAAAAAGTTTGTCCCACCGTTTCCTAAGTCAACACAACCATTAGCTTCATAAACCATTGCACCATTATTTTGAAAAGTAACGTTGCCGTTGTAATAACCATCGCTCGTATTAGTTAAATAGTTGTAAATGTTGGATACATAAGCAGTTCCAGTTCCGCTTGAATTACCAGTAGAAACAGGAAAAGTAACGTTAATTACAAATTGAGAAGGCGTACGAGATTGAATTACTGCATTTGTATAATTAAAAGTTCCCGTAGTCGAACCATTTGCGGCAGTCAAACCTGAAATAGTTACGTATTGACCAACTGTAAAATTGTTAACAGCATTGTATGTAATGTTGTACGAACCACCGCCAGCAGAAACAGAAGTAGCTCCTGTAATAGTTGCTCCTGCAGCCGTTGTTGCACGATACCAACCCGATGTGTTGTTTGATGATGGGTTGGCGTATTGCCCCCAAAAGTTTGTTGAAGCCATGTATTGAAGCGCAAGCATTTTATTGGCATCAGAACATGAAACTGTTAATTCAGAATTCAACTGGTCTTGGGCATTTTCTCTAATGCTTTCTGTAAAACCCCAATAAATAGGATAAGTAGTACCGTTCCAAGTTGCCGTAATACCAATAGGCATGCGCACATTAAGAGTATTTGGACTTCCTGAAAAATAACCGTTTCTATTGTTAAACGTTAATTGCAACGTTGCTGATTCCACTCTGTCAATAAAATGCTGTTTTCCTGCATTGGTATTAAAATCTTGAACGTAAGCAGTGACGTTAGTCCAATAAGAGGTATTGCTAAATGGGATTTGATTAGCAGTATTGAGCGTGGCACTACTAGCGGTGGTATTAAAAGCTACATAAACGTTAAGCGTAGGAAGTGAAGCAAGCGTCACGTTAATCTATTTCCTTGATTTGTATTAAGAGTTGACGGCGGTGGAAGCGTTTGATTATTTACGTTTTTACCGGCTCGATTAGCAAATAGGTTTTCCATACGCCTGACATCTTTTAATAACGCATTACGAACTTCGAGTGCAATGGCATTTATGAATTCAGGGTTTTTGGCTAAAAATGCACCAATCATTGCAGCGTCAATTTCTATTTCAATGTTGTTAATGTTGCCACCATTAAAACTTCCGGTTCCTTCTGCCATTATGGATGTACCGTAATTTTTACAGTTCCCGGTGTAGTTCCTGGCATTACGCTTGAATTACCGCCTGGAACCGCAGTTGAGTTTGCCGTTGCAGCAGCGTGAATAATTGGAATGTTTGGAATAGGAATGTGAGTTATTTTACTCAACCATCCAGTAAATGTATTCACGGTCATTGCAGCTACGTCAACTACTCCCTTAAACTTATTTTCATCCCATGCTTTACGTGCAGCATCGGCGGTTGCTTGCGTAGGTGCGCCAAGTTTCCAAATTGCTAACGCACCAAGAACGCCTGCTGCAACCGCAGAACCAATGACCGTTGCCGTGCCTCCTACAATTGTGGCACCAAAAGCTTCCGCAATGGTTATTCCAATGTTTGCCATTTTTGAAGCTGCAAATCCCGCAGTAAGCGCACCGACAATCATTGCACCAATGTTAAGGAGTTTATTTGTGGTGCTTCCAGCAGGAGCGTTCATAATTTTTGTAATTGCTTGTAGAGCCGTTGTCAATGCAGGCAAGATTTTATTTCCAAGTGGAATTAAAGCATCTTGTAACGAAGTTAGGAAGTTTTGCCATGAACCCGATGGAGATTTTAACCATTCGTTAAATTGCGCAAGAGTAGAACCGGGTTTATTTGCATCGGCGTACATCTGTAACATCATTGGAAGTTGTGGCATAAAGTTTGCGAGGGTTGGACCCACAGTTTTTCCAAATGCAGTATTCAAAAATGCAGTTATTCCAAGAGCTTTTTGACCTGCTGTTGCGTATTTATTAAAGCCGTCATTGATTTGCTGAAGAATCATTAGGAATCCACCGGGCTTATTAACCTCAGAAGCAAGTGTTGCTTGATTTATTCCAATTCCTTTTAGTGCAAGATTTAACGGTGTAGCTTTACCTGTTGCGGTTGTCATTGATTTTTCGAGAGCAGCAAGGGCAGTATTCATAGTACGCATAGCTTGTGTACCGTAAATGTTTTGGTTAGCTAATCCAGCAAACAAAGTTGTTATTTCCTGAATGTTCATTCCGTAAGCACCGAATACTGAAAGTGCTTTACCACTCATGGCAGCGTTAAGGTCGTTAGCAGTTAATTTTGAATCCTTGACTGCATTGGTAAAAATGTCCATTGTTTGAGCAACAGATTTTGTTCCTTGAATGTGCAAACGTTGAACGACAAGAGCAGCGTTAAGCGTGTCTGTAAGGCTTCCATTTTCAGCTTTGGCAAACTGTGCAGAAGCGGTTACGGCAGCGTTAGCGTCTTTAAGTGATAAACCACCTTTGACTGCCTGAGCGTAAGCAGCAGCAATGTCAGTTGCAGCAGTAGCAGTATTTTTTGAAACCTTAAGAATTGTTGGACTTAATTCGTCAATTTGTTGTTTGGTAAGGTTTGTGGTTCGAGCTACTTTGTCGAGAGCTTCTTGGTACGACATAGCAAGTTTGGTTGCATAGGCAGCAACTCCAACTGCACCCACTAAAGCAAAATTGCCAATTTTGGTTCCAAGTGCGCCAAGTTTGGCACCGGTGGTATCACCAGCAGCTTGGATTTCTTTCATTCCTGCAATGGTTTCGTCTTTCTTTGCAGAAAAATCTTTGATTGAAGCCATAATCTCAACGATTACTGGTGGCATTAAGGAATCAGACATTAGGAGAGTGCCTTTCGCCATTCATACGAATAGAGTTCTTGTAGTTCTCCCCTACTTTTTTCAAATCCTGGAGCCAAATACGGAAACGCCCTTGAAGTGGCTTGGTATGAACCCACAGTATAAGTAGTACCGCCTCTTTTTGCTGTGTAGCCACTTACTGTTCCACTAAACCCAAGCTCGACACGCCTACCGTACATTTTGGTTGGACCAGTTTTACTTGACCAAGTTCCTAAAGCTTCTCTGCGAACGTCGAGAACTTTAATGGAATTACGAAGGTTGCCTGTTCTGAAGGTTGGATTTGGGTAATTGTTGTCAGCAGTTCCGCTACCTTTGAATTCATCTTTGGCGTGGTTGGCGATAATTAAACCACCTTTTTCGACAATTTTTCTTGATGCTTCGTCAAGGCGTGCAACCTGAGCTTCTAAGTATTTCACAACGTTATCAACACCGCTAACGTGCATTGAAAAATTATCCATTTTGAATCTCCTTGACCACGCTATCTATTGTAAGCAACCAATCGACCATCTCGCTTGGCTGGTTCAAGTAATCATCATGCGAACAAACAAACGTAGAGCGAAAACGGTACTCCCTAAAATACGAAGCAAGTTCTGTGTCTATTTCGACATCCTTGCCTTCAAGGGCAGAACGAAGTCTATTTATTCTGCGGTAAGCGCTTTTGGGTCTGTCACACCATCCGGTGAAAAATCAGGTGCTTTTGAAAATTCATCCGAACAAGCACTAGCCAATTCTTGAAACAAAACCGCTGGCAAATCCAAACATGAGTCCAATGTTGGCAACTCTCCTTTTGACCAAGATTTTACGAAACCCACAATTAACGTTGCTTGATACTCGTTAATTTTTTCTTGTTCTTCTGGCGTAAGTTCAGCCCATTTGCTCCATGTTTCAGGTTTCGTTTCATCGAAGCCAAGACCTTGAAGCTTTGCTGCAATGGAACCTGCTGCCATAAAAGCTTTAGAAATGGCACGATTAGTACGTTCGCTAATCTCATTTCGAGAATAAAGAATTGCTGAATCGCCTGTGGATAAGTTTATTGCTGGCATGTTCTCCCCTTAGTTAATTAGTAGCCGGTTTGGTAAGCAGATGACTGAGCGTTCGTTGTAACTGTCTTAATTGGTGAATAACCCAAGTAACCAGTTCCAGTTGGAATGTCAGACGTATTTCCGCTAGCAGTAAATGATACCTCAACTTCGGTGTATTCCTTACCACGTGTGCGCTTTACGTCATGAAACTGAACCGCAGAGAGCTGCAAAACAATGCTGTGGTTAGTTCCGCTTGTAATGTCGTTAGGGTCAGAAAGCGTAATTGTCATAGCTTCTGGTGAACGACCCAGTGCAAACGCTGAAGAAGTTACCTGACCTGTTGATGTGTTGTACGCAGAAGGTGTTGAGAACGTGTCTGTGGTGCTGTTAACAACGGCAGTGAACTTACCTGTTACTTCAACCGGACCAGCAAAGTTGACGTATGGACCTTGATTTCCCATTGTAAAAATAGGCTTTGTTTTACGGTCAATTTTAAGTTCACCAGTTGAAATGTAATTGTAGGTTGTTCCGTTAATTACAATGGTTGTGTCCCAAGCAGGAATAGGGTGTTCGCCTGTTTCTTCTACGTAAGAGAATGAAGTGA